GTTCGTGAACGTGATTGAGCCGGTCTCCGTGCTCCGATAGCCCGCATTGTAGGCCACGCAAGCGGTCGGTGTCATTGTCAGGCCCGCGCCAGTGATTCCAAGGCAGGCGCTCTTATTCGCGACCGTCGAAACAAAGTTTTGGAAGCCCTGCTCGTACCAGCGATTCGCATCCTCGTTCGCATCAAAGCCATAAATCTGACCGGGATAGGCAGTTCCGCCGAACGACGAAAGGGACGGATTCACGGCGGTCAGCGAATTGATGGTATCGCTGTCGTCCTTGCCAGTATGATACGGGCCGACTTTATTGACTTGCGCGCAGCCAAAGACAAAGAGCGCCAAGAAGAGAATCGATTGTCTCACTTAATACCCCTGAGCCAAGAAGTTCTGATAAGCATCCTGGATCGGGTCAAAATCGAGCGGCGCTAGCCAACGATTCTGCATGAGGATGAACTTCACGTCGTCCTCGCCCCGATCCGTGCGATGCGCGCGCGCTTTCTTTTTCGCCCATTCCAGTTCAAGCCGCGCCGCCTCACTCCGCCAGTAACCGGCTTCCTGCAAGCGTCCCATGCGGACGGCCTTACCCGCCTTGTTCGTGCAGGCGTCGATCATCGCTCCCGTGCGGATCACGTCCGGGTCGATCGTAGGCGGAAGATAGTCTGACCATTCGAGATAGGGCGGTGTCGCCCAATAGGTGTAGTGCATCGTCACCGACTGTTGCGGGTAGGGATAAATCTCGACCTGCTTCGGCAGTCCGGTGATTTTGAGATTGGAGTTGAGTTCCGCGATGTATTGCGGATAGGTGCTCACCAGAAAGCGATTGGGAACCCAACGGTTGAGGTCGTCTTCCGAGCATGGCTTGAGCGCTCGGAACAGGAAGTCACAAAGAAATACCCCGAGCTGGCGGGCGTTCGGCGCAAGATTCTGATACCGCGGAATGATGTAAAACGGCACATCGCTCTGGACCGTTCCGCTGCTCAGCAGGAAGCCATTGTCCTGCGCGAAGGGCGTCTCCAGCGTGATTACACCGGCATTGGTCGCGTCGATGATGCGATACCAGCTTGTGCCGATCTGTGGTCGGAACCAAAGGTCAAGGAAGCCAGTCGGGAATTTAAAAAAGGCGTTGGTTTTGAACGACGCGAGCGCCGTCGAATCGAAGGTTACAGTCGGATTATCGACGGTGATAGTGCAAGTGCCAGTCTGAAGAGGCGCGGGCAGGTAGAATTGGCCGTACTGACGAAGGTGGCGAAATTTGGCCGAGCCACAAAGCTCCTGATAGCGCTGCCCGCACCACTGCGCGGCGAGTTCGATGCCTCCTTCGAGGCCCATATTCGCCACCACTTGCCGGGCGATGTCTCTGATCTGTTCGGTGGCCACACTGCTAGCTCAACGCTCTGCTTACTCGGGTTTCAATCTCTTTTTTCTTCGTCCGAAGATGCTGGAAAGGACGCGAAATAGTCTCGTAGGCCACTTCGGTTTTGCCCTTTTTGGGAGGCGTAAAACCTTTGCGCCGCCTACTTTTTTTTAGACCAGCCATAGCCTTTATTGCCCGGCAGGCCCGGTTTACGATTCGGTGTAGCCATCCTACATGTTCCCCTTGGCGATGCGTTTCTTGCGGGCCGCCGCACTCATTCCCTTGCGCTTCTTGCCTTTCACCTTCGTGGCGTGCTTCTTGGCCATCGCCTTGCCCTTAGCCGTTTCCTTATTGCCGCGCATCGCGCCGATCTTGTTCATGATCTTGTATGGAACCTTGGACTTCTTTCCGTAGCGCGCCTTAAGCTTCTTCTTCAAGAATTTCGGCATCAGCTCACCACGACGTTAGGGCCAAGTGGCCGATAGCGCATGAAATACTGGAATGCTCCGCCTCCGGCGTTTGCACTGGTCGTGATGATGATGGTCCCAGGGGCCACACAGGCTTGGTTCATGGGCAGCGTCGAGGCCGCGATCGGCGTGACACCCGCCGTGCCCGCCACGTTAAGCGCCGTGCCGGTCGAGGTCACACACAGAACCGGGGTATTCACCGCCAGCGAAGTGATGGTGCCCGCCGTACAGAGGTCGAGGGTTCCGATGGTATTGACTGTGCTGAACTTCAGCGTGGTCGCCGTCGCACCGATGGTGGTCGTCACGAGTCCACCGAGATAAGTCATCTCGATGGGGCCACCCGTGATGGTGAAAACCGTCTGCGTCGTCGCGGAACCGGGTAGTGCAAGAATCTTCGACGCAACAATCTCGCCGCCAGCGGAAAGCGCGGCCGGCGAACTATCGCTCCCAGCAAACGTGCTGGTCGAAACGTAAGTAAACCCCGGCCCCGGCGTCAGGTTATTGAGATTCCAACCTGCTCCATAGAACCCGGTCGTTGCGGTCGTGACGTTGTTTACTACCGACGTCGAGAACGACCCAACGATGTTCAAATTGAGCAGCCGATGATTGCTACCGCCGACGATGCGGATCGCTTCGGTCTTGGTCGTGCCCGCAGTACCTTCGTAGTAGGTCCATCCGTTAATTGTCAGACGCTTGGCTGCGGCGGTCGTGATGATCTGAATGGTCGCATAGATCGACGTACCATCGAACCATTGACCGTTATAAATCTTGCAGTCCGAGCCGGTAATCGAGATCGGGGCTGCTAGCGCATCGATACTGTTGACGAAGCGTGGATTAACCAGCGTGACATTGTTGGCGGTAATCGTAAACGTCGCGGTGGTCGCAGTGGTGAAATTGATTTCCCCGCGATCGGCTTCGTTGCCGCAGAAGACCACGGTGACGCCATCAGAGACGCCCGTAGCGGCTGTCAGGGCCGCCGCTGAGGCCACCGTCTCAACATGGCCCGCGAGCACGTAAATCAAGTCCTGCTGGTTCGGCGTAGTATTCGCCAGCGCGTAGTTGAGCGTCTTGAAGGGAGCGAGCGCCGTTACGCCATTGGTCAGCGCATTGTCCTTCGCGTTGACGCTGGTGGACTGGACGTAATAGACGTTGCCTGTACAGAGTGTTCGCTGGGCGAGATAACTCGCTTCATCGAAAGACAGATTGCTTGGCGGCGCAAGCGGCAAGTTGCTTGGAATCGGCATCGGTTACTCCTACGTGTAGATGAGCGCCGGAGCCTCGCCGGGCGACACATACGAACTGGCAATGTCGAACGTCATGATGTTCGATGCCGTGATGAAGGTCGAATAGGTCGTCTGCGACGCCTTTTGCAATACCAGCACAACCTGCGAGCCTGTCCCGGTCGAAGTGGTCAGCACCGCCATAACCAGCGGGGGCGTAGTATCTAACTGGTTGAAGTAACAGCGCGTGAAAGCAGCTCCCAAGAAGGCGGTGGTGATGTTGTTAAATACCGCCGTCGAGAATTTTCCCTGAATGTTGATGTCCTGAAAAATGTGCCCGTGACCGCCGACGATGCGAATCGCCTCGGTGGGCTCGGTGCCAGTGATCGTGCCAGTCAGGCTGTAGTTGTAACCAAGGATTCGTAGGTTATTCGCCGCGGCGGTGGTTATGATCTGAATCGCAGTACAAGTTGCCACGGCATCTACCCAGTCCACGCCAACCAGCGTGACTCCCGCACCAGTAATCTGCACTCCCGTCGCTAAGGCATCGATGCTGTTGGTGAACATGGGATTAATCCATGTCACGTTGTTGGCCGGGATAGTCACTTTGGCCGTGGTTGCTGTGGTGAAATTCACCGTCGCGCGGTAGGAGTAGTTGCCCATCATTATGACGGTAACGCCCTGTGCCGTGCCGGTTGGAAAGGTCAATCCACCTGAAGCCGTAACCGTCTCCACATGCTGCGGGCCGACGTAAATCACGTCGCCGTTGTTGTTGACCGTCTGCGTCAGGGCGTAGTTGAGCGTCTTGAACGGCTTACCGGGACTGAGGCCGTTGCTGCCTGCGGCATCGGCAGCCAAGCTTGTCGCGCTATTGACGAAGAAGACATTAGAACCGGGCGCTGAGGTGCTGCCCGGTCCATTGAAGCCCATCGGATGGCCCCAAGTCTGCGGAACGACAGGCGCCCCGTAGCTGGACACGCCATAGGGAAATTTGGTTGTCGGCACTTACTTCTCCTTGGGACTCCGGCGGATTTACGCCGCAGCCCGTGGGACTGAGAACCCACGCTTATCCACGTTCTAAATATTCTGCGGCCTTCCGAAGCCGCCCAGCATCGTCATCCAAATATCCTAAAGCGACGTTGCAACGGTGGCAGAGCACTCCCCGGAATTTGTCTGCAACGTGATCGTGGTCGATATGCATTCGTTTCCACTTACCGTTTTGAGCGACTCCGCAAATATCGCAAGGGCCCTTAAGACGTGCGATAAGCGCAGCCCAATCCTCTTTATCAAGTTGTGAGCGGTGGGACTTTCGCATGTCTTGCTCACGATATTTGTCGGGATTGGCTGCATATAAACGGCGGTGACGTTCATTGTCCCAGTCGCGATGTTCCCGAAACCAGCGCGCATTTTTAGCACTGTAGTATTCTGGATTGGCTGCATATCGTCGCTTCGACCGTGCTCGCTCTTTTTCTCGAAGTTTTGCATGAAGTTCCGGGTCTGCCTTAATCCGTGCTCGCCGTGCTCTATCTTTCTCTCTTCTTTTGGCCTGTTGTTCTTCAGTTATCATCCCACCATTTTAGTGGTGGCGGTGACTGGAATCAAACTCCCACAGATGAACCGTAGACACCTCTCCAATCGCCCAATCTGACCGCAAAGCGCTGGTAGGTGGTATGGTCCGCAGCTTCGATGAACGGGTCGTCGAAGGTCCGCGCGCGCGGATGATCACGCCACATGAACTGGATATCGACATCCTTGATCGGGGCCAAGCCGAACCAGTCCTGCGTCCGCACAAGGAAGCGGACGACGCCCCAGGTCAAGTCGTCCATCATGATGGCGTTGAGGTCGTTGTCGGCGGTCTGCGGCTTGCCGCTCGAACCAAGCAGTTCCCGGAGCAGGTAACGGTTGGTCGGCGCTGCCATCACGCGGGTTGCCTGCACCTGTTGCGGCAGACTTACTTCGTCGTTGAGCTGATCGAAGTTGATCTGCATCGCCTGAAGTGCCGTCTGACTCAGTGTAACATCGGGACTCGGGCGGTTGGCCTGCACCGTGCCATCGAGATCGGTATGCGAAGTCGAGCAGAGGTCGGTGCTGTCGTAGCCAGTCGCCACCGAGAAGGCATTGTTAAAGGCGGCAAAAGCCTGAATTTCCTGCCGGGTACGCACGCCGCGGCCCATGCTGGTGTACATGGTTTCCATGACGCCGTACTTATCGTCACGCCACATTTCCCATGTCACTGAGAAGAGCATCCCATAGGGAACTGCGGTGACCTGGAAGTTCGGGCCGGTGATCGGCAAGGCCGACGTGAACTGCTGGCCTTCGGGCTTGACCGCCTGAAGCGGCATTCCCGAAATCTTCTCCGAGATGAACGGGTTGGTGTCCATCTCCATCGAGTCGATCCAGCGCGGCCAGAGGCGCGGATAGTCTCTTCCAACGTTAACGAGGAAGATTTGGAACTTCGTCGAGGTCAGATCAGCGAATGCGCTAGTTACGGCAGGCATTGATTAACTCCTATGTCCAGGCGGTCTGGCTCTTCAAAATCCGCACCCAGACGCGGCCGTTAATGACGCTGTAGTTGAGCGGGTCGTAGCCGATCAGCGTGAACACGGCGTTGCTCGCGCCAGTGCCCATGTAGTAG